ACAGAGGTCGCAGCAACAGCTGCCGCTGGCGGTACACAGGGAATGCAGGACCTGCTGCTGCTTACCCAGCAGCAGCTTGAGGTGCTACGCAACATGCTAACCGTACTGATGGAAAAGCCGACCACAGAGAATTCCTTTTCCCAACTTTCTCGACCCTTGTTCCCTGACAACGCGACTATGTATGCCAACGCGCTGCAGAAGTTCTAACTAAAGGCCCCCATGGCGCAGTTTGTGACATACTTAACGATCTATGACGGTGACAAGCTACCACCGTTCTACATCGGTTCTACCAGTGCCGAACGCGTAGAGCGCGGCTATCATGGTTCAGTCCGGGGGCTGCAGCATGGTGCTGCCTGGAAACAGGAACTCACAGAACGCCCTGAACTTTTCGACACGATCATTCTCTCTGAACACCCAACCCGTGAAGAAGCTCTTGCTGAGGAACAGCGACTTCATGTGAAGCATGATGTTGTTAGAGACCCGCGTTTTATTAACACCGCAACTGCGCGCGGCGGCTTCATCAACCGTGGATATTGGACTGAGGAAGAAAAGGCTCGTATGAGAAAGCCGCATACGATGACGCCTGAAGGCGCGCAGGCACAGCTTAAGCGTGCAGCTAGGACGCGCGGCAGAAAAAACACACCACAAACGATAGAGCGCATGAGGCAAGCCGCTCTCACTAGGAAGAAGGCACCACCTATGTCAGACGCAACAAGAGAGAAGCTAAAGGCAGCTACGTGTAGGGTGTGGGCAACTCGAAGAGGAAAAGCCTGATGGCACAGTTTAGTTCATACTGGAAGATCATCACACCGGCGTCGCGGCGCCAGCTGTACACGACGATCTCCACGGATGCCTACGACCCGCGCAGCACCGACCTCTCGTCGCTGTCGACGGTTACCTGGTATTCGCAGATCATGCGGGGACCAGGTTCGCGCACGAGCTCGTACAGGCAGTACGATTCAATGGACGCCGACATCGACATCGCACGTTCCCTTGACATCATCGCTGAGGAGATGACGAACAAGAACGAGAAGACCAACCTGCCATTTGATATCGAGTACAACAAGGAAGACAACCAGGACATCAGCGACACCACCGCGATCACGCTGCGCCAGGCAGTTCGCCAGTGGACCGAGCTGCATGACTTCAACCGCCGGCTCTTCAACATCGCGCGAACGCTCGTCAAGTACGGAGACTGCTTCTTCCGCAAGGTCTCTGACACCAAGAAGTGGGTGTGGGTCGACCCAACGCTGGTGTACGGCATTGAGATTGACCAGCTGGGCAACAAGATCAGCTACCACATCAAGAAGCCGGGCAAGGCGACCATGGCCACCTCCAACTACGGGGTGCGCAACGAGGAGATGGAGGTCATCCCTGCGGCGGCGATGGTGCACTTCTCGATGTCCGACGACATGAGCGACAGCGCGCCCTTTGGGCAGTCGGTGCTGCGCCCCATCTTCCGCGTCTACCGCCAGCTCTCGATGCTGGAGGACGCCGTCATCATCTACCGGATCGTTCGTGCCCCCGAGCGGCGCGTCTTCTACGTCGACGTCGGCAACATGCCAGCCCAACGGGTCAAGCAGTACCTCGAGTCGATCAAGAACGAGATTCGCCAGAAGCGGGTGCCAGGCGCCACGAACAACGGGCAGAAGGACGTCGTCGACGGGCAGTATGACCCGCAGTCCATTCAAGAGGACATGTTCTTCCCGGTGACCGCGACTGGTCGGGGCTCCCGCGTTGAGACCCTCCCTGGTGGCTCAGAGGACTTCGGCACCACGCTGCTGAAGTACTTCCGCGACAAGCTCTTCCGTGGCCTGCGCATCCCAACCTCCTACATGGTTGGACAGGACGGACAGGGCTCGCAGTACAATGACGGCAAGGTCGGCATCGCCTACATCGAGGAGCTGCGCTTCGCCAACTTCGTGAAGCGCCTGCAGGACCGGTTGGAAGAGATTATGGACGAGGAGTTCAAGATCTACGTGAAGGTCGTTGGGCTGAAGATCGATGATGAGATCTTCCAGCTGACCCTCCCTGAACCAGCCAACTTTGCGCTCTACCGCCAGGCGGCGCTTGACTCCGACCTGATCGGCTCGTTCAACAACATCACCGCTGAGAAGACGCTGTCGAAGCGCTTCATCCTCAAGCGCTACCTCGGTCTGACAGATGACGAGCTGCAGATGAACGAGGCAATGGTCAAGGAGGAGCGCGGCATCCTCGAGAACACGAACATCCCGTCGCTCCAGCAGATCTACGACCCGGCGGTCTACGAGAACCGCGAGCAGCTGACAGTTGAACAACCAACAGGCGCGGCACCAGGCGAGGTAGCTGGTGGGCTTGGCGGTGAAGGCGACATCGGTGGCTTCTTCGGTGGCGGGGCTGAGGCAGTAGCTCCTGAGGTCCCAGCTCCTGGAGGTGAAGCCGCTCCAGCTGAGGCTCCAGCTGGAGCCGCTCCAGCCGCTGGAACTACACCACCGGCGGCACCTTGACATAAATACGAGGTATCCCCCACATTGGAGAAACACATGGACATGAATCGCCTCCGCGAACTAGCTGGCGTACAGCTCACTGAAGGCAACGGCGTGCTTGGCGTTCCTGAGCAGCCCAACCTCACGCACAAGACCGGCACCGGCAAAACAGCCACCACTGGCTCCGCTGGTGAGCACCCTTCTGCCGTGGTTGGAATCCCACAGCCCAACCTCACGCACAAGACCGGCACTGGCAAGAATGCCACCACTGGCTCAGCTGGCTCAGCGCCTGCTGCGGTTGTCGGAATCCCACAGCCCAACCTGAAGCCCGTTGGTACCGGAAAGAAGGCCACGACCGGGCTGCGCGAGGAAGCTGAGATCATCGCTCAGGACATCGCTGACCGCGTCACCAAGCTGGCCAAGATGGTCGACGAGGGAGCTGGCGTCAACCTTGATCAGTACCGCCGCTCCGCGCTGCAGAAGATCCAGGAGTTCGTCAACAGGTTCGTTGACTAAGGAGCCCCCATGCAGCTGCTAACTGAGCACCTCACTCCGTCGCAGGCGCACCTCTCTGAGATGCGCCGGAACGGGGACCTCTATCTCAAGGGCATCATGATGCAGGCGGCGTTGAAGAACGGCAACGGCCGCATCTACCCGCTTGACGAGATCTCGAAGGCCGTCCAAGAGGCGCAGAAGCGCATCAAGGACGGCTTCAGCATCATGGGTGAGCTCAATCACCCGGATACCCTCAGCATCAACCTCGATCGCGTGTCACATGCCATCACCGAGGTGGGCATGGATGGCAACAACGCCATCGGCAAGCTCAAGCTGGTCAACACGCCGTGCGGTAACATCGCCAAGGCCCTCATCGAGGGCGGCATTCGTCTAGGTGTCTCGTCCCGCGGCACGGGCAACGTTGCTGAATCAGGCGACGTCTCTGACTTCGCCTTCGTAACGGTGGACATCGTCTCACAGCCGTCAGCGCCAGACGCCTACCCTAACCCGATGACGGAGGCGCTGGAGAGCAAGAAGATCATGACGCTAGCTGAGGCAGTCGTACATGACAAGAAGGCACAGACCTACTTCAAGAGCGAGATCGCCAAGCTCATCGAGGCCATCACAAAAGGCACCTCTCGGAAGTGAGCTAGATTGGGTGAAAATCTCACCCCTGGGCGCTGTAAATACATCTCCCGCAACTTAGAAAAGGAGGTCATACGTGGACCACAAGGAACAACTGAAGGCAATGCTCCAGGACATCATCAACGGAAAAGAAGAGCAGGCATCGGTGACGATGCATGACTACTTCGTTGCCAAGACCCGTGATGTCGCTGGCCTCGCTGCTGAAGCTGCTGAGCCAGACGCCGTCGAGGCAGAAGCTGCAGAAGCGGAATGAGCCTCTCCGGAGGTCAAAGTGCCGTGAAAATCACCCGGTTTTCGCGGCTTTTCGTGACTCCTGTGTAAATAGGACCACGCGTGAAAGATTTCCACTACGTGGAAATCTAGAACCGACAGCGCAAGCTGTGATACGTTAACCACAAGGAGAACGCAATGGACGAGATTCTGAATAAGCTGCTCCAGTCCGAGCTTCTCAGCGAAGAAACCAAAGCCGAGATCTCCCAGCAATGGGCGGCTTCAGTTGAAACCTTCAAGACCACGGTCCGT